GGCCCTCACCTGGGAATGCCCACTAGCACAACAGGTTATCATTCCCTTGCAGCCGTCGGTACGGCGCCTAGCTCTTCAACGTGATTGGCAGCTCACGCCTACTGAACCATAAGGTCAGACCTTCGGGTTTCGTCGCCCTACAAAATGCTGAGTCGCCCGTCCGTGGCGAGCCTTCCATATCCCGTGATCAAAGAACACGTCTGGGGAAAAACAGGAAGGGGTCCACTGAGCCATAGAGTGCTCTCCTACCTCAGCATCAATATGACACCCAATTCCGATGATGGTGCCCACGGTCTTCTGATCCCCTCGCGGACAAACGAGGGGGGGAGTCCCGGAATAACCAAAAGGTTACCTTCAAAATCCCATTTAATTAAAGCCGCTAATTATGCATGGGTGAAAATCATCGCCTGGCAACCTGATAATTCCCTGGAGCCCAAAGGCTCAAAGGGAGAACAGATTTCGCGGTGGCTGTGTCCAATGGATCGCTGAAACGAACAGAAAGAAGCGAAGCCTCATAATATGCGCTCCAATCAGGAACGACATGATTAACAAGTCTCCGCATTCTCGAATCCATCACATCACAGTTGTCAACCAGGCGTTGAAGTTCACGAACTATTGAATTCGTCTCATGCACACCAAGCGCAACAGCTTGGTCTTCTCCCAATTCCCTGTCACCGGTCATCTTGGAATGCGCAAGCCCCAATTGGGCAAAATAATGGCACAAAGGCCCGCAATCCTTAAAATTCTCGGCCCTGGCATACATGGCCGCCATACCAACCTCATTCACCTTCGTGGGATCTTGCTTAACTAAGGATGAACACGTCCACGAAGATGAAGCGATGTTGCGGGGAATCTCGGGGCAAAAAGCACCAACTGGCCCATATTCATCACAAAGAAAATCAAAGCCAGTGAAGGTCATCTTCTTCTCAACAAACACTAGTTTCATCCTGAAACCAAGCGATGTCCAAGTATCTTCAATATATTTCTCATTGACCTTCTCTGTGGTGCTCAGAACTGAATCATCGCCCTCAAAGGCAAATTTCAGTTCATACCATTCCCCATCAACTGCGGAACGATACCAAACTGGTTTTGTGGGATTGGAAACAAATTCATGAATAACCTCAGCAGGATTTTCAGCCAAAACACTAATCCAACAGACAAGATTAATGAAATAATTAAAACAACTCGTTCCACGATGTCCCGATTGCCTAATAGCATCAATCATAACACGAATCGGGGAAACAAGTTTCCTGCCTTGAACCTTGGCTTTTCCCTTAATCTGAGGTTTTTCCATATCCCGCAAAACAGCATCCATCCAATTCTTAGGAACCTCAGGATCATTGCCTAAAACTGCCATGATGTGCCTAATAACCATATTCTCAGTCATTCCTCGAATGCTGGAATTGCAACATGCATCCCA